CAGCGTCTGCTGCTGGATACCGGTAACCTCACCGCGTTCCACCAGTCCATCGGTTCGCTGACTCTGCTCGACGACTATCGTCGTTGGCGTGACCGGGTGTTCATCAACGAACTCCTGAAAGCAGTTTCTAAGGGTCAAGCTTCCGACACCCAAGGTGGTTACTACTACCCTGGCGATCTCGCCGTCGGTTCGCTGACCTACACCAACGCCGAACAAGCTAAGTTCGACGTTAAGGACGATCTGCTGCGCGTGGTGAAGAGCCTGCGTAAGCGTAACGTTCCTACCTATCAGGACGGTTTCTATCGCTGTGTGTGCGATCCTACCTTCCTGATGCACCTGCGTCAGAACAGCGACTTCCGTGAAGTGGCTCGTTATCCTGGCAACGGTCAGATCAATCCCCTCATGTCTGGTATGCAGCCCAACGCTGCTATCTACATGGGTCAGGGCTTCGGTCAAGCCAGCTTCGTGGCCGGCGAGCCGATCATGCCCACCGGTTTCGTGTTCGAAGGCGTGCGCTTCTTCGAATCGACCAACATGCCCTCTCAAAGCCAGACCGCTACCATCGGCGGTACGGCTAAATCCTATGAGAGCGCAATCGGTATGTTCTTCGGTCCCCAAAGCGTGGGCGTCGGTATCGGCGGCAACAACGCTCAGGTGCTCCTGAATAACAACGACGATTTCAGCCGTTTTATCATGATGATTTGGAGCCTGTACGCAGGTTTCGAACTCCTGAATGCTGATTTCGCCACCATCGCTTACTCCTTTAACGCTTGATAGGAGGTACTAACGATGGCGATCAACCCTAACCAGTTACAAGTTGCCAAGATTTATCCTGGTAACTACACCAACGTTCTTCGTTACTGGCACGAAGAAAAGTCCGTTGTTTTTAACAACGAGAACGGAACCTCTGAAACTCTGACTGATCAGCCTATTGGCGGTCCCGTCGGCGTAGTGTTCCGTCCCGGCTGGATTGCTCAGCAGGCAATCGGTTATGTTGACCTGTCTTATCAGGCCAACGGTTCCGTTAACCAGCTTGAGTACTATTCTCAGCCCTACGGTTCTGGTCTGAACGGCTCTAACCAAGCTTTCAGCAGCGCCAATGTGGTCATTCCTTCGCCGGATTACCACAAGGATATTCGCGCCGACATCGCTGACGGTATCAAAGTGCCTGCCGGCGCTTACGTGTACCGCGCTTCGCTCCGCGTTGATGGCGGCGACGTGATCAGCAGCGGTGTGGGCGGCGGTTCCGCCACTCCTCAGCTCAGCCTGGTTCCCGCAGTGAGCCAAGGTCTGCGCAGCGACGGCACCGTGGTTTCTGGTCAGTTCGGCGTGTCCGTGACCGGCGCCAGCAGCCGGATCGAAAACGGCAGCAATGCTTCGGTGAACATCATCGACGCCAGCAAGCTGTCTGCCCTGAGCACCGAGACCACCTGGAAACTGTTCGCTACCCGCAACCTGGGCGGCGTTGTTGCTTCCGGTCTGGCTCTTGCTTCGGGTACTTTTGACCCCCGTGCTCAAGCCGGCAAACTGGCCGGTAAGAACAAAGCACTCGCTATTTGCGAAGTGTGCTGGATTGTGCCCGACGTCGCTCCCAAGCGCGACGACCTGGCCCTTCAGCCTGGCGGCGTGGTGGAATCCACCATCTACAGCTCGACCGTTCCTTCCTGATATACTCAGGTCGGCAAAGGGGACCCCTCCTTCGGGAGGGGTTTTTTATTGCCTCAGCGCAGCCCCATCAGTCCGGATGTAGGTAATGGCACTTGGATCCCGCGTAAGCGATTTCGTGCTTCCTGCATTAATCGTTCTTTTTCAGCATCAACTCGTCCCTCGACGATTTGTTCCACGAGCTGTTCTGTGTACATACTGGGGTTAATCGTGCGTGCCCGTGCGTTTAAATTTCGAATTATTTCGTTTTTACTCAGCCCCTCCTGTCCTAAAGCTCTAAGGATTGCAGGATCGGTAGCCAGTTGCGTCAGCTGAGGAATTGTCTCAGCTCCGCCAAGAACGAGCGACGTGGCAACCTCTGCAGCTGTGTTCAAACCTGCGGCTTTTTCTTTTTTAGGTGACTTTTTCTCGGACATCATAAGCTCCACGGGAAGTCCGATTCCTACATCAGGAGCTACAGCGTATATGGCTCTCAGAGCTTTACCTACGCCAGGAACTTGATTTGCAAATCTAAGTAAGTTAAAAGGGTTGGGCATCGTTCGTTGGCTTTTTTCTATTCTAACTTTGTCCTATACTGCGCGAAAGTCGTATCTCCATGATGACTGCCACAGTTTCTAAAGACGTCACCTACACACCAAGCGGCGTAAAAGTAGATATCTTAAGTACTCATGATGACGGTGAGTACTTTATGGTTAAGTCTAAAACTACAGGTAAAGTCTTTTTTGCCCATAAAAATCAGATTGAACAGAAAGAGGAAGATACATCTGCAGAAACAGACGCAAAACCCGTTAAGTCGCGTCGGGGCCGCCAGATTGTCAAACCTCAGGTACCTGCTCCGAATCGGTTTAATCTCAATGCCGCGACTCCGGAATTGCTGACTCAGATCCTTCCCGGCGTGGGACTCAAAACAGCCACTGAAATTATTGAGCTGCGTATGTCTTTACCCGGTGAGCGTTTTACAAAATTGGAACAGCTCCGTCAGATCAAGCACATCAACTGGGATGAGATTCTTAGCGATGCAATCTATGTTGAGTGATCCTTGGATTAAATAAATAAAGAGTACAATAGGTGTACTGTAGGCGTCGGTAGTTGTGGCCCAGTTTACACAACAAGAACTAGAGCAACTTCAAAGTTATCTAGCTCAACAAGGCGTTGTTTTTCAGCCTGATACTACTGACGCCACCAAAAGAGAAGTAATTTACGCAGCTGTTAATCAGCTGACTCGTAACCCTTCTCAAGTTTTTGGTTATAGACTTGATGATTTTAACTTTAGCCGTGTAACGTATCACCTCGGTTACAATATCGCTACTGTACCTGCGGGAGACTATGCGAGACTTTTAGAGGCTTGTAATAGTATTCCCAGTGAATTTTATTATGACAAGATAGTTCAACAGATCGAACGCTGTGAAGAAGCTGAGCGATTAACAGAACTCGCTACCGGGCGCGCCACTAACCGCCAAGAAACAATTCTTGGTGACGTTAACCGCTCGATTAACATTCAAGACAAAACAGAAGTCGCCAAAGTCTGGCGGCAAAACTATTTATACGAGACCGGGCGTCTTGCCGAGATGCTTTACGTTGCAAACTACAAAGACCCCGTGGCGTCTCGGTACAGATTTGAACGTAGTGGCGCAGAATTTATCCAAGCTATCCCTGGGCCACCTGATGTGTCTCGTGCTGACCGTCTGTATTTCTACGCAGATTGGCGCTAATATAAACTCAGGCTAGGTCTTTAGGATGTCGTACAGCTCATACGAAAAGGCTATCCGAGCGCTTGTTGAGGGCGGGCTTCGGATGATCAATAACATGATTCCGGAGCCTCCGACCCCTCGGCAGATCCGACAAACTATCCAACCCAGCCGCCCTGCAATTCCCGCCGGACCGACCGGTCCTGCAGTTCAACCACGCCTGAACGTTCCTCCTGATCGGACTACTGGACGTTTTCAACGTCAGCTTCCTGGTCCCCGCGAAGTTCCTGCGGAGCAAATTCCTCGGCGTGCTGAATATCCTCAAGCCGATATTCCCCGCGAGACTCTCCCGGCTCGTGCTCCTGGCGTTGCTCCTGGACAGCGTTCTTTACCGGTCGGACAGGACATTCCTAGGAGCACCACTGTTCGACCTTATCCAATCCTGAGTTCTCCTCAGGCACCCGAACCCGCATTCGCGTACGGCAAAGAGCTGATGCGTCGCGACCCTGAGGGATACAATCGTATTCGTTCCATCGTCGAAACCACCGCTGCCGAGCGTGGTGTTGATGCGGACGCCGTAATGGAGGCGCTGTTAAGTAAAGAGGGCTTTGACTCTCCTCTCATCAGGCAGCTTGAAGCGACCCCTACCCAATATATGAATCGGGGCGGCGAACTTGTTCGTCCGGCTGGAGGAGGGATCGTTCCTCCCGCTGGGGCTTCTGGCTTATCTACTGAAGGTCCGGGCGGTGCTCTTACCCGTGCGCCAGTTTCCGCACTCGAACCGGGTATCCAGGCTGTAAACGTTTATGAAATTCTTGGACGTGGAGTAGCGCTACCCGAAGGTTCCCCCATTTCCGCCCGAGCCAACGCTATGGGCGGGGTTAATACCGTGGATCTCGGTCAGATTCTCTCGTCTCCTGCCGTTGCTGAAGCTGCTGCGGCTGGCGGCACCGCTGCTGCTCGACGGATGCCTGTCGCGCCTTTTGTCGGCGGCGGTATCCTCGGCGGCCTTGGACTCGCTGCCTATATGTCCGGTCGTCAAGAGCAGCTCTCTGCTCCGGGCGAGACTCAACTAGGTGTCCCCACAGCGACTCCTGAGTTCGGAGCTAATACTCCCTCGGTCACTGGGGCTCCCGTAACTACTGCTCCTCAACCCATCGCCGGCAGCACTAACGCTATTCCCGGAACTGTCAATCCCAGTTCATTTAGTTCCCCCTCTACGCCTGCAGCTCCTGGTCTACCTGCTCCTGTCGGTGGCAGAGCTCCGGCTGCTCCCGTCGGCAGCTCGATGGGCGCCGGTTCGGTACCTCAACTTATGGATTCGCGAGATTCCGAATATCGTCAGGCTGTTCAAAACGCAGCCCAGGGTCTACGTCAAGATGCTTCTCAGTACCAGAACATTGGTGATTTTTACCGTGTTCAATCGGCTTATGCGGGTGCTCCTGGACGTTCGGAACAAATTATCGGCGCACTTAAAGGTATGGGAGCCCCTGCGTCGGTAGGTATCGAATCAGAAGCCAACTTTGAGACCTGGGCTCGTAGTAACCCAGAGCTTGCCTATCGCCTGCAACTGCAAATGCAGCGCCGTGGACCTAGCCAACAAATGCCGAATGCTCAAGGTGCCGTGTTAGGTACTTCTATGGGCACTAACACGCCAAACAACGCAGCAGGTCAAGCTCGCGCTGCTGCGATGAATGCTGCCTTTGGTACGCAAGGGGCGGCGGACCTTAACGCCACGCTTGCTCCGCAGGCATATCAAACCCTTGAAAAAATGCCCCTGTTCTGAGGCTTGATCCATGGCCGACTATTTTTCTAACGCGCTGCCCGTCAGCGGGTACAATTTTGGTACTTCCATTCCTAGCGATTTTGCGGCTCCGCAGTATCGTATCGACGATCTCTCGGCAGCGGCAGAAGGTCTGGCTCCGGCTACAAGCCCTAGTCCGAGCAAGCCTGGTGTCTCCGACAGCCCGTTCAGTAATGCCTGGGTCGGCGGCAGTTTATTGCTAGAAGGAATCGGCAATTTAGTCCGAGGCATCCGTGGTATGGAACCAGCGCCGCAAGGCATGGCCACCCGGATGATCTCCGACTATATCGCTCAACAACGCGACGAAGATCGTCTGAATAAGATTCTCGAACGTATCGGTGGGTCTAAAGAAGATTCGTCTTCGTTATTAGCCGCAGCCTTAGGTAAACCCGCTCCTCTTAAGACCGATAACCCTTTACGGGGTTTAGGCTGATTCACCCTACCCAGCGCATACAATGGCCTCAACTAGCACTAACAAACAACCCTGTCTTATTGACCGCCCTTTTTTACGGGGCGCACGTATCACTAATTCCACTCCTACTTGCGATCCAACGAATCCTTCTTTGGGTTCTTTGATTCAGCTTGTCCGCGTGGGAGATCTTCCGTCCGAAGACGGTGCTCTTGTTGAAGATATCACGATCGTCAGCAACGAGGATTATCCAGACAATAGCGGTATTCGTACAGCTGATATCGGTCTGTACGTGTACATGCCCAATCAGTCGGCCCCCTCTACATCTTCTGCTTTGATGATTGGGCGGTTTGAAGTGGGGCTAAGCGGTTCTACTTTTGGATATCCCTTAGGTGTGCAGCTTCCCGCTGTTATGGCTCCGGTTCCTCGAACTGGTGATACAAACTTGGTTGCGCCTGTCCAGATCGGCAAAAACGAAGGTTTATACCTCGAAAAAGGTTACATTCTCTGTGCCGGGTATATTGGCGTAGGCCCTGCCGGCGCTTCCGGTGTTCGTGCGTCCGGTGGTTTAAGTCCCTCCGGTATAACTATTCTTGCCCAAGGCGGATTTTATTGATCTGCTATGTCTCGTCGGAAAGGATCGGATAATTTCGGGTTTCGCCAATTCAGTGCGAACACGGGAATCCGATCTGTTCCTGATATTTCTGGGTCAGAGAAACCATCGGAGCTAAGCCGTCCGCAGCCGTTTCATCGACGGTTTAGGCCGGCCACCGGTACTAAAGACTTCAGTGTTTTAAGCGATTATAATTACGCCTCTTTGTGGATTCGATGGCGCCGTGGATACGAGTTATCCATGTATGCGCAGCAAGCATTTGACGGCTTAGGGTACGGCTTTAAATATTATTTAGGCAACGATCCTGGCTCCGGTGTCTATGTTCCCGGACTTAGTTTTCTGTATCCCACGACGAGAACTGATTCAAAAATGTGGATGGTCGGAATCCGACCCAGAGACTCTTTTAACTTTAAAGATTACGGGTATGCCGTAGATTCTGTAACTAATTACGATCCGCAAACTTACGCTGTAAAACTGACGTCCACTTTTGGTGCTCCCGTTTCTTTTTTTAAAGGAGAAGTGCTGTCGAATAGATTCACAGCCGGAGGCGTAGACAAACTTTTCGGATTTAATAATTACACAGTCGTCGCCGTGGGGTTCAACGGCGTACCTAAGGATCCAGATTTCACACCAACTTTTAATACTCTATTTTTATCTCATTCTCCGGAGAACAGCTGGAGTGTTGTCGACGCCAACACCATGACGGTGCCTGCTTCCGGGCCGCCAGCACCCGGTGAATTTCTGACAACAGAGATGCGATCACAGTGTAGTTGTCCAGACTTTTTAGGACGTGAGTCTTTTGATTTATATCAAAAATCTCTAAAGATGCGTTATCCGTACACAGGCGTCTTTAACACAGCGCCTGGTTTTTACGACGCAGGCCCGGAACAATCCCCTCGCGTTGTCAATGCACAAGATAACCCAGGTTACGCTCGTTCTTTTGGTTTTATTTATCTTAATCAGATTTACAATATTCCATCTTACGAACAGGAATCTTACTCTGATCCCAATTTATTCTATTATCAACCTAAGTGGTGTAAGCACATT